TGTTTCAAAATCATTATCGCTTGTACCTTCAAAAGTAACCGCATCATTTTCTAATGTTATTTGTGTTGATAAATTACTACTATCACCACCACCTAGTAATGCATATACTTCTGCGAAGTTTGCATTTATCTTAGTGCCAGCTGTACGTAATGTATCACCATTACCATCATTAGCCGCACTGCCTATACCAATATTTTGTCTAGTCATTTATTCTTCCTAATAATAGTTCTATTTATACAAAAAAATAATCATTATGAATTAAAAGATGAATCAAATTGTTCGTTATCCATTGTTTCAAGATCAAGTGAGAAGTCTGGTGTTGCACCACCTGCACTATCTCTTACATCACTATCATCAAATGTAAATGATTTAACAGTGGTAATCTCATCGATATTACTGTAGAACTTTTCAAGTTCTTGTGAAGTAAGTGCTTGATACTCATTAATTTTTTCATCAAGCCTTGATCTAAAAGTAGTTACACCAGAGTCTGTTAATGATGTTAATTGTGTAAAAGGTGCAGATATAGTTTGTGCAACTGAAGATATAACACCTCTGGCTCCGCTATCAAATTGAGATAATGGTGCTGTTAATGTGCCTACTGCTTCAACATCTGTAACAACTGATCCACCTACATAAAATCCTGCTGGATGTACAAACTTTTTATATAGTTCTAACCAAGTTGATTGTGATAATGGACTTTTAATTAAAATTGAAAATACTTGATATAAAGCATTATTTCTAATAAATTTATTTGATTCAGCACCTATTCTACTTAAAGGGCCTGATGAATCATGACCAATTGTAAATATATCATTTTTTGGATATTCAACTATCGGATCTACTTGAAAAAATGCTCTAAAAAATTCTTCAATTGAAAATCTACTTCCTTTTGTTCTGTGTAATTCATGTATTCTTTGTGCATAAAAACTAGGGTCAGTAAAATTTTCACCTGTATTACCACCTGCTATTTCTTGAATTAAAAAAGTTAATAAATCTGATGTAGTTTCTTGAGTGTCTCTAGTTTGATATATCTTCCTCAATCTATGATCAAAAGAACTTGCACCATCAGAGTCTAAGTAATCATAATACTTTTCAAGAAATGTTACAAGTTTTGGATAGTCTTGTGTAAAAAACTCAGGCAGCGCATCTCTAACTTTTCTATGTAAAAAGTTACGCGGTCTTCTATTATAATGATATTGTATATTTGACATTAATAACCTGAACTACCTGAACCTGATGAAGAACTAGTTGTTGTTACTGATGAAACACCACTTCCAGCCAATGCAACTTGTGTTTCTTGATAATCTAATACAGCTGTCGCCTTTGATGCTACAGTATCAATATCTAAAACAGTTGCTCTTAATGGACGTATAGTACTTTGATTAGCTGGTTTAGAAGAAATTTTTATTACATCTCCTTCAACCGCTGTAGGATTAAAACCTACGAGATCTATTCTACCTGAACTAGGATTATATGCTCCAATGTTATCAACCTCAATACCATCAGCCGTATTGATAATTTCAAGAGTTGTTGAATTAAATCTACTTCTGATACTACAAGTTTTTGAATTGAAAGTAAATCTTGATGACGTTACTATTCTTTCAGTTGAACTAACATCTGCTAAAGATACTGGGTAATTGATTTGATAATTTCTTGCAACACCAATAGTTGGAGTAAATCTTTGTTGAACTTTTATATCCATTCTTGTATTTAATACAGATTCATCAACGTCATCTAGTAATGTCAATAAATTAGATCTTCTAAAAACACCTGCAAATTTTTGTAAATTATTTGAAAAATATGTGTTGATTGTTTCTTGTAATAAATTTTGTGTTGCACCTGATGTTCTGCTAGTTAAATCTGGATCAAAGTTAAAAGTAGTTAATATTTCAAGAAAAGTTGTTTGAGGATCTACAAATTCTGTATCAATACTTGCCACTGCAAAATTGTTTGTCAGTTCCGTTATTATTCTTGATTTAACGTCTAATTGAGTTGCCGCATCAACATCTGATTTAAATTTAAGTGAAACATAAACTCTTCCGTAAACTGGTGGATCATTATCTGCACCTCCCCATGAAGCGACATCATCAATATATGAACCATAGTTAGTAAGTATTTGAGCTGTATAGTCTTCTGCAGTAACCATTCGTCTTTGAGATGTAAAATATATTGGTGCATTCTGTCTTATTGATTCTATACCTTCTCGAAAAGAACCACCTGCAGCCGCAGAACTTGTAACGTTTACTAAGTTTACGCCTTCAACTTGCGCAGTTGTACTAAATATACTCGCACCATTTGCCTCTGGTCCTTTTGTTGATAAGTAATCGATGACAATTTTATTTCCAGCAACTGGAGCTTTTCCTGTACTTAATCCATCTCCAAAAATTATTTCATAGTAACCATTAGGTACTTCTTTAATTTGATAGTGTGTTGATGTTGCCGTAATTCTTGTTGCTTTACTTATATTTGTATATGTGTCAAATGTTGCGCTAACAGAAGTATCAAATACACGAACTCTTATTGTAGTTGTGTCCATAGTTAAATCGGGTATGACATATATTTGTTCATCTGCAGTTTCACCAACAAAAAATGTTTTAGTTTTTTCGGTTCCTTCATAAACTGGTATTTCACTTGAACCTTCAGATGTTTTAAAAGTATATAATCCATTAGCATCTGGCGCTGCAGTGTAAACTTCTCTCGTTTGGAATGTATAACTTACGCTATCTAATGAAGTGGTAAATTGTGTGTTTCTTGGTAATGTAATTAATGTTGGTCTATTTGTACTTGAAATTGATATAGTTAATGTTAGTTTTGCAAGTGCTGATGCGTATGATCTTGGCACATAACCTAAAGCTTCTGCATGTGATATTATCGAACTTCTTAATTGTGCAGTATTTAAAAAACTTTCATTAAGAGCAAAGTTCGTTATCAATCCATTAAAGTGTGTATTATAAGCTAATACGTCCAGTATGTTACTTAAACCTGCCGCTTCAAAATCATAATCATTAAATTCACTTTGACGTTTAAAATAATCTTTTAATCTTGTTTTGATTGTATCAAAATCTAAATCTGTTGATTGAATTGTTGTTGCCATTTATCTTAACCTTGTTAAATTTAATTCCACGGTATCTTGTTGTAATGTTGCTATTACTAAAAATCTTACAGTAATTCTTACTTCATGGTTGTCTGGACTTACAACGCTATTAATACCTAAAACCTGTGCTCTTGGTTCATATGTTTGTATTGCTCTTGCAATATCACTTTCTAAATTTGCATCATCTACTTCTGTACTTAATCTAAATAACATATCACTTAAATTACCGCCAAACCTATGCATAAATGGTCTTTCAGTAAAGTTAGTTAATAGTAAATTTCTTATAGCCTGTTTAACAGCGCCCGCATTTGTTTTTTTAAAAATATCGGCACGTAAATTTGTACCGTCACTATCTAATCCAATAAATTTAGCACTGAACGTTAGATCAATATCTTTATCTTCACGTGTTCTTGAAACTACAATACTTTTCTTATTTACGTTTCCATCTTCATTTGAATAAACTCTAGTCGGCATTGCAATTCCTTTATGTTCTATTTATACATAAAAACACTAATAATCTCCTGCACCTGAAGATGATGAGCCAGAAGATTCACTAGTTGAGGAAGGATATAAAGTGTATAAATTTGCATTGTAATCTGGTTTAGCATGATTTTGATTTGATAAAGGCATATAAAATGTAGTTTCTGGATATTCTATAAAAGTATGAATATGACTTGCTTCACCGACTTTTGATTTGTCAATGAATACAGGATAAAAATATCCTTTACTACCTGAAGTAGCACCAAAATTACTTGATCCAAAGACCGCAAAAGGTTTACTTTCGTCTAAAGGTTCTGAACTTGTTGCTGTAGTAGTTTCATCTTCTTCACTAATTTCTAATAATTCGCCAGTTGTTTGGACAGAATTATTAAATCTTGTTTCAATTATTTTATTATATGTAACTCTCCATGGTGATATAATTTCTGGCATAATTAAAATAATATCAACATGTAGTGTTCCATCCGGATTATAACTATCATAGTTTAATATCAACTTATCATAATTAATATTATTTTTTAAATACACCGCTAAATCAAATGTTTTATCAAAAGCTATTTTACCATCTGAACCTATAAGTTCATAAACAACGGCCCTTCCATTTGTCATTAAATAATTTATTCCATCAGTAATATCTAAGTCTTCTTCCGGGCCTTCTCTATAATAACCTTCAGATACAACTAATCTAAAATTTTCAAAGCCTTTCGCGCCTCTTATCCCCGGCGATGAATTTATTAATTGTAAAACTTGTGCATGTAAATAATATTGTTTAGCTAATAATAACTTATCTTTATTTGTTAAATGACTAATGCTTTGAGGATCATTATAAGTGCCTAAAAATTTAGACATTGTAATACTTTGTGCTAGTCTAGTTCTACCTGTT